CGGGAGTTCATTTGTAGAAGACCTCCTGCATTTGACGCGATGGTGCGTAGACGGTGTCAGCGGCGTCCGTGGTGCGGTTGCCGAGGGCCGCGTTTTCAAAGCGGGTCAGCCGCGGGCGCCAAATAAGGTTCACCTTGCCGGTCGCGCCGGCTCGATGTTTTGCGATGTGCAGCTCAGCGTCTTGAGGGTCGGGCTCAGTTTCCTGGTCGGCTGCGTAGTACGCGGGGCGGTGCAGAAGACAGACCAAATCGGCATCCTGCTCAATGCTGCCACTCTCGCGGAGGTCGGACATCTTTGGGCGGTTGTCTACGGCCTTTTCTGCGTTGCGGTTCACCTGAGCGGCGGCAACGACCGGCACTCCCAGCTCCATGGCCATGGCTTTGAGGCCGCGGGAGACAAAGCCGACTTCGTTCTCGCGGGACTGGGCTCCGGCGTGGCTGACAAGCTGCAGGTAATCAACGAAGATGACCTTCACGCCCCAGCGGCGGACGGCAAGACGTGCGCGGCCGCGGATGTCGAGCATCGTCAGACCGCCGCGGTCGTCAACGTAGAGGGGTTCCGTGGCGAATTGGTCGGCGGCCTGCACGATGCGGAGCTTGCTGGCGTGGTCGAGGAAGCCATTGCGGACGACCTCAATGTTGGTCTCCGCGCGGCCGAGGACAACGCGACTGGCCAGCTCGTTGGCGGGCATCTCCAGCGAGAAATACAAAGTCGGGACGCCGCGGCGGGACATGTTTTCGCAGGCGTTGAGCATCCAGGCGGATTTGCCCATGGCGGGACGGCCAGCCACGATGGTCAGCTGCCCGGGGCGCAGGCCGCCTGTGAGGTAGTCGAAGGACTTAAAGCCGGTCTCCACGCCCAGTTTGGCCCCGGGCACCATCAGCTTCTCCAGCTCCTCCAGCAGACCGGGCACGATGGCAGACGCGGGGCGCATGCTGTCGGTGCTTTGGCCAAGGGAGAGCGACAAGACGGACTCGCCGGCGTCCTGCAGCACGCTGTCGGCAGGCTGCGACATGTCCGAGGCGGCAGACTGCAGGCGGCCGGCGGCGTTTAGGATTGCGCGGCGGGCGTGAAGGTCGCGGAGAGTCTGGACGTGGTACTCGACTGCGGCGGGGCCGCCGGCGGTGTGGGCAACCATGTCGGTCACTGCTCCGGCGCCGCCGACAAACTCAAGGCGGTCGTGGCTGGCGAGGACTTGCGTCACGGCAACAATGTTCGGCACGCCGCCGGCTCCGCGGATGTCGCGGATGACGCCGAAGACCTGCGCGTTGGCGGGGGTAAAAAAGAGGTCAGCGTTGAGGCCGGCGATCTCGTCGATCATGCCGGGTTCAGACATGAGGGCACCGAGCACGGCGGCTTCGACCTCGGGGGCGTTGGGAACAATTTGCTTTTTCATTAGGCTGGACCTCCGTCGTTATTCTCCAAGATCGCTATGACAATCATCGCCAGCAGAAGGAGCAGCAGGTATGTCGTGAGCAGTGCGTTCACTTGCGAGCCTCCGTAATGCGGCTCGACGCTTGAGCCAGCGGTCGCACGCTGCGTCGACCATGAGGAAACTTTCGTAGGCGTAGGGAGAAATCCATAACTCTGGTGTGGTAATGCGTTCGGGGTTGTCGTCGGTAAATTCCATGGCACTAGGACTGCGTGTGGTGTGCCGCGGTGTGTCCATGACTGTCCCATAGTGTCCACGTCATGGCAAGAGTTTTTCTATGGGCAGATCAATATTTTCGGGGTCAGTCATCAGCAGTGCTTCGTGCTTGGCTGCGGACACGGCCGAGGTCAGCGCAGCGCAGGACTGCAGGACGCGCCGGAGCATCTTGCGTTGGCTGGTGAGGTCGGCGATCTGGGACTCAAGCGAGCGGATCTTGAGCGACTCAATGCCCGCCTCTGCGGCTGGCCCAAAGTTGATCTGGCCGATCACGCGGACCTCCTTCGCTTGGTCGTTGTTCCGTACAGCCACGCGGACTTGCGGAAGTTGGGGTCGGTGATGATGCCGCGGGACGCCAAGAAGCGGTCGCAGGCGGCGTGGACCTCGAGGTGCCGGATGTATGGGCAGCCTGGGGTGCCGTCCTCAATGGTCTGCGTCTTGCCGTTCTTGGTCATCATGGCTCTAGCTCCTCCTTTAGGCTGATCTTTTCCCACACGACTTGGAGGGCCATGAGGTTGGCGATGGTTTGGGTGAAGAGGTCATCGATGACCTCGGCGTTGATGGTCGCGCGGCCGTTCTCGCGAGTAACTGCGGGGGGCTTTTTCTTGGTGGGTGTTTTGGTTTTCATATGTGGACAAAGGTACAGTGGGGGTAGGACATCGGCTGTCTTAGGGGGTAAATGATTTTTGATGGGCGGTTAGGGATTCTGCGACTTCGTCCAAAAGGCTCCAGTTGCCCGGCTGGCGGTGGCGGTCAGGGTGATAGCGGACGGTCTGCCGGCTGCGGACATCCTCGAACGACCAAAAGACAAACTGGTTGCGGTCGGGCAGGTAGGCCGCAAGGATGTCGAAATCGCCGGCAGCGTAGGGCCGCGTTGTGTCGCCGCCGCCGCGCTTGGCGTTTATGTGGTAGTCGCCGCGGTCGGTCAGCTTAGCCGTCTTGACCTGCACAGTCAGCCTGAGCGTGCCCCGGACCAGCACCCAGTCGGCGGTGTGGTCGTGGCCGAATGCCTTGAAGTTCTCCCAGTCGTAGACGATGCAGCCGGCGATGAAGAGAGCCTCGGTGAGGTCGCCGCGGCGGCAGTTTGAGAGCTTCCGGGCGGCCGCCTCGGAGACGGGCGCGTTGAGCCCCTCGCAGATGGCAAAGATTGCCTGGGTCATGCGACTCCCTTCATCCGTTCTTCCTGCAGGGCTTCGAGCGCCATCATGCGCCGCTCAGCCTCGGACGGCTGCACCGGGCCGGTGCGCGGGATGTGGAGGACTTTGGCGGTGTCCTTGGGGGTGTCTACAAACACGCCGCGCCAGCCGTGCTTCACGGACTTGCGGAGGGCTTCGACGGCGGCGGCTTCGTTGACGGCGGCAAGATCGGCAACGATGCGCTGGGCTGCGGTCGGAGTAAGCGGGGCTTTGATCTCGCGGCGGTGTTGGGCGAATTCTGCCCAGGCATTGGCGAGGCCGGCACTGTGGGGCAGGGGAAGGTTGGCGGGATCGAACTTGGCTGGCTTCGGACGCGGAACAGCTACAGGGGAAGAAGAAGGTGGCGAAGGCAACGCAGTTGCCGGAGCTGGCGCGTCAGCGCTACGTTCTTCCTGTTCCTTATGTTTCTTTATGTTGGGGTCTAAATCTTGGACCACTTGGGTCCAGCGTTTAGACCACTTGGGTCCAGCATTTAGACCACTTGGGTCTAAATCTTGGACCGGTCTAAGTTTTAGACCCATCTCGGAAACGCCGGGGATTTTCCAGATCGAAGCCTCGGCGCCGTCGCCGGCCAGCTTGCGGTGGCCTTTTTCGACCATGACTAGGTGGCCAGCATCGCGGAGTCGCTTGAGGCTGTTGGCGACCGTGGCGCGGCACAGGCGGGTCTTCTGGCAGAGCTTGCCCCAGGAGCCGAAGCAGTTGCCGTCCTCGTCGGCGAAGTCAGCCAAGGCCAGCAGGACAAGCCGGTCGGAGCCCTCAACGGTGCTGACGTACCAGACGAAGTTGGTAGCGGCGACAGACATCAGCTGCGCCTCCCGAATTTGTTCCGGTGGGCGCCCTTGGGGCCGTCGAACTCGAGGGTGCCGTCCGGGCGGACCCGAGCGAAGCGGACCTTGATCCGGTCGTTGGTGCGCCAGTCTTCCTTGGTCTGGACGTAGGTGACCGCGGGGCCATCGAACCCCGGGGGCAAAATGAAGAGCATCTTAGGGTGGGGGCAGGACTTCACTGAGACGGCCGCGGTGACCTCCTCGCCGATGGCGAAGGGGGCGCCGGCGGGCTTGGGGGCGGTCTCGGGCTCAGGGGTGGCTTCGGGTTGCCCTCTGAAGGTGTCGGTGGCTTTTTTGATTAGTTCGTTGATCATGCTGCTAGTTGTTGGTGGGTTAATCGGGTAAGGCGCGCGCCAGGGGACTCCGCTGCGATCTGCAGATACTCTGCGACCTCGTCGATCATCGGGTCTCCGCTATGGTTGATGACGGTGGTGTGGCCGGTGAACGACCAGTGAATCCAAGGGTGCTCCGGCCATTTGTCGGGGTTGCACCTGCCGATCTCGATAAGGGCAATGCCTCCGTCCCAGCAGACGATGCCGTCAGGAATGCAGCGGTCCTTGCGGCCAGCCTTAATGTTGCCCATAAGGTAATGGGTGAAGGACTCGTCAACGCTGCCGCCCACCCGCATGTCTGGCCAGACACGCTGCAAAGCGTTGAGAACCCAAGGGATTAGGTTAATCATCGCTTCATGGAGCGGTCCGCCGTCTTTGCCGTAGCTCATGGGGTTGTTTTTATGAAAAATTTCGGGAGGCTGAATCGGTGGGGGGTATTGAAGAAATTGAGAATGGCGAGCCCCCACCCCCCCTCCATAACTTAATCCTATAATGCTCATGACTAGTGGTCCTACTCTGTTGTCTCATTAACCGTCTCATCATGATGATGTTCATCTGTCAAATTCCTCTGTAGACACTGTCTCAATCTCAATAAGAGGCTCGGGCAATGCCGCTGCCTTTTGAGGCTCGGCCGTCAGGGCATCGACCGGTTGAAACGCCACATCCACGCTGTCCTCGCGCCTCTTCAAGCCGGCCACGAAGTCCAGCCAGGCATCAGCCGCAGGCGCCATGACGTGCTCGACACGCTGGGTAGGTCCGCCGGATAACAGCTCCATCTTCTCCGTAGCCACCGCCGACATGATGACAAGTCCGTGATCTTGCATATCCGGCACGCGATCAAGGAGTTCCGCAGTGCCAATAGCCGCCAGAGTGCGCCAATTATTCGCTGCCGTTTGCCGCGCCTTCTCAAGCATCTCCGGCTTGTTGCGAATTAAGGCGACGACCGTGTGAAATGACGTGTTAAACGCCTTGGCGATGCGCGTGGCGGGCATTCCGCCAACGTGCGCCTCCATGATCTGCATTGCCTTGCCCGGAGGTACTTCCATGCCGGTGTGGCCCTGGACGCTCACCAGCTCCTTGCCCTCTTCATCCTTAACCATCTTCACGCGACGGCCGGCCTTCCTGGGTTTCGATTGTGTCTTGGGTCTTGCCATATCAGTGTCTTGCGAATTCGCCGTGGAGTTGCTCGCGAAGCTGCCGGGCGTGCGCCACAGCGTCTTCAAAACGCTTAAAGTATTTGCTGTGCATGACCCTCTTGCACTGGACTCTCACAACCCATCCATCCGATGGCTTGTGGTAGCAGACACCCTTTATTCCGCTGGTGTTGCTGCGTGACTTTCGAGCGTTTTGGACATTGTCCGAGTAGTTGCACTCGCGCAAATTCACGGCGCGATTGTCTGTCTTGTCGCCATTGATGTGGTCGCAGCAAGGATGCGGCCAGCGTCCATGGATGAGTGCAAAGGCAACGCGATGCGCATAAAACAAATGCCTATTGAACACCACGCGCAAATATCCTAGAGCGCCCTTGCCGGTTATTATGTCGCCGACGCGCGTGTTTGACGCCCTTGGTTTCTTCCAACGCAAGACACCCGTTTGCGGGTCATAGTCAAAGTGCTCCTGCAGCTGTTCAATAGTTGGATGCCACTTGACCGCGGCGCCGCCGCCAAGCTCTGGAACGTGCGCGCAGTCCTTCATCGTAAAATCCTCCCCTTGTGCCGACGCAGCAGCGGCCGCACCGGCTCAATGCCTTGGTCCGTCTCAAAGATGTTCAAGTGCGGCCCCTTGATAGCCCGGGCAATCTTGGTCATGCCCATGTCCAGCAGGACGCCGGAGAGCCAAGGGTCGCGGCTCTGGACATGCCAGTAGTCGCCTACCTGCCACGCGCAGAGGGTAGTGGACGTGCCGGGGATTGAACCCGGAGCGGGCTTGCAAGGTTTGCGCTGCTGCACGGTGGCCACGTCCGAATGAGTTAGAGCGAGTAGCAGGCAAACCTCTTGCCGTTCCTGCGCAGCGTCCGGCTACGCACCTTGATGCCTTCCTGCCGCATCTCCTCGATGCGAGCAGCCAGCCGCATACACCCAAAGCGGGTGAGGGCTGAGATTGCGGTCAGTCCGTGGCCGCGGCGAAGGTAACGCAATATGCGATTGGTCTGGTTCTTGGTGTTTGTGCTCATGGTTTGCTTTTGGTGGTTTGGTTAAAGATGCGCCGGCAGACAGCCAGCAGTGCATCCACAGGGATGCATGGGCGTGTGCCGTGGTAGTTGCGCGCGGGGAGTTGGCTTGGGACGGTCATGTGGTTGCCTCCGTCAGCTCGGCTTCCTCTTCGACCAAGCCTTCCAGCACCGGATCAAAGGGAATGCCAAGCCGGCCGCACGCATCCTCAGCGGCGTTCCAGATGTCAGCCTCGCGCTGCTCGTCGCAGCACCGGTCGTCCGGGTCTCCGAGTTCGCAACTCATAGCCCAGCCTCCTTGGCGCATCCGTCTAGCGTGGCGTTGACCTTGCGGCGTTCCTCCAGCTCGCGTTGAAATACCTTGAAGGCGCCTTCATCCAGCGCAGTCCACCAGCCGAGTGCCCAGACGAGGTCCAAGGTCATCTGGCTGGAGAACATGAGGGCCGACACGATGGGGTCCTTGTCGCAACTCACTTGGCACCGCCTTTCCACTGGAAAACCGCCTTGTGCGCATCAGCCAGCGCATCGTACTTGTCTTGCGAGGTCTCGCCTAAGTGCGCCGTGTACAGGAGCTTCTTAACCAACTCCCTGGCCGCGTTGCGCTCCTTAGCCAGCCGGAGGAGCGGTGAGTTGAGGCCCGGCGCCTGCTCGGCAAGCTGCACCGCAATGTCTGCGGTCGCCTCGGCAAGCCACTTGGCATCGCCCAGGCATTCGGCGTCTCCGCACTCGCACAAAGCCTCCGGTGCGTAAGGTTGGTCGATGCGCAGGTCGATCATCGCCGTCCTCCGATCTTGTTGATGGCGTTTAGGGCAACGAAGCCGACGACGAGCAGGACAACGAGCGACACGAAGGTCGCGTCGGTGAGGTAGCTAAGAACTTCCAATGGTGTGGGTGTCATAGTTGTGGTGTGTTGGTTTGTTTTTCAGCCTGTCCACATGTGTCCACATGGAAGACATTGAAAGTGCGATCAGCAATGAAAGCATCAAGTGCCCGGACGCTGATCCGCGTGCCGCGCTGCGGGCCGACCTTGAACGCCGCCAACTCGCCGCTGGCGATGAAGCCGCGGAGCGTGGCGTTGCGAACACGCAGGGCTTGTGCGGCCTCGCTGACAGTCAGGGCCAAGTGGGCGTGCATGCGTGGAGATTCGCAGACAGGTGTGGACAGCGCAAGACATATTTTTCACCACTTGTGGGGCCAAGACCCTATTTGACAAATGTCCCGAAGTGTCCCTAAGTGAATCGTATGAAAACGAACAAACGACTGGTCGGCGCCCGGAGATCGGTGCACGCCAACCTAAGCAGCGGCAACCATGCGCGGCTCCTGCGCCACGCCGAGGCCGCTAATCTCAGCGCGTCCAAGTACGCCGGCGTTGCCGTGGACTTCCTCTTGGACCTCGAGGAAGCATTCGGCGGCCCGCTGACTGAACAGTTCCGGCGCATGCTGATCAACTCGTCCAACAAAGCCCAGGTCGCCCTCAAGAAGTTGCTGGCGTAAGTCGCTGGGGATTAGCCTTTAGAAACTATCTTCACTTTGACTGAAAATAGTTGTGGACAGATTGGGACATGGTTGATAGGTTGACGACAGATCCGCAAGGGTCCGTAAGAAACACACCACAATGAACACACACACCACATCACAGGTCGCGCTGCCAGCCTACGTTGACATTGCCAACGAAAGCGTTGCCCTTCGCCGCACGGCGGACGGCTACCAGACACCGGACGGACGCTACCAGTTCATCCGCACATCGTACGCCAGCAGCGGTCGCAACGGCTGCTGGAAAGACGCATGGCACGTTCGCCGCATCGATCCGGCCAGCGCGCTCGGCTACGTCAAAGTCTGCACCTTCGAGGACCGCCTCAAGGACTGCCGGTTTGAAGTGTTCTATGACCTCGTCGGCGACCTGCCGGACGAGCAGCAGGACATCGTTGATCAACTTGTTGCCGCCTAACATGACCACACGCATCATCCGCAAATCGGCAACGATCCGCGAGCTGCCGACCGGCTGGCTCGCAAAAGAGCGCGGCGCCACCTACAAGACAGCGCATGCCGCATTGCAGGCGACTCGCCGCGAGGATCGTGCTATCACCCGAGGCATGCCGTCATCAGCGGTAGTCCGCATCATCAACTGGGAGCCAACCACAGCCGTTGGCCGCTCCGTAGTTTTGGCCCTGCAATGAGAACGCTCACGCTCCTCGCCAGCCTACTCCTCGCAGCCTGCGCGACAACGCCGGAGCCCAAGCCCTTTGTGCCCACCGCACCAAAAGCTCGAGCAATGGCCGTCCATAGCATTCCCACCGGCATGATGGTCATGGTGAACGAAGAATGGGCGGGCATTACGCCGTGCGTCATCATGCTCCCGGCGGACAGCAACGGCGGATTCACTGGCCCGCTGACCATCATCGAAGCCGTGCCGATCACCGGCGGCCTGCAGTCCACCAAGATGTGGTGGCAGAGGCAGCGGATTCCCTCGAGGGTGGTCTTCACGCTGCCCTGGGCGCCGCCGCAGCCAGCGAAGAAGGCGGATCTTGTGGTGCCCGCGGTGTAGGTATTGCCGGAGAATAATCCATTTTGGCTACAGAGAGGAATTGCGGCAGTTTCGCGGGGGCTCTCTGTAGAATTGTGCCCTTAATCCGGCAGCTCAACCCGCTGGTCCATTGTTGCGTAGTGCCGCTCAGTCGTTGAGCTAGTGGTGTGCCCAAGGAACCGCGACACGGTTGAGATCCGGCCGGTGGCGTTGAGCAGGTCGCTGCCCGCCTGCTTGCGTAGGCAGTAGAGCAAGTCCTTGCGCCCAGGCAGGAACTCCCGCAGCCAGTTGTTCATGATGCGCATGCACCAGTTATGGCGCGTGTACGTTGTCCCTCCGGGCACCATGTAGTCATCAGCCTCCAGCAGCTCCGCGGCGACCGCATCGGGGAGTACAATCTGCCGCTGCCGCCGCGATCCGGTCTTGAGCGTGAAGCCCTCGTCCGGCCGCTGCACAAGTAAGAGCTCATGCTTGTCGCCCCGCCTTTCAATCCAGCCCTTCCGGCAGGCCGCAATCTCGGTCGGCGTCATGCCGCAGCGTCGCGCCAGCAGGAACGCCCTGCGAATCCCGCCGCCGGCCAGCCTGCTCTTCTCCTCTAGGGTTGCCAGCACGTCCGCGGTGAGGGGAACGAAGGCGTCGAGGTTCGCTCGGATGCCGGTCTTGGCGGTCGCATCGCGGAACTCGGCGAGGTCCGGCAAGTCAAAGCCCTCCCAGTCATTCGCCCGGCAAAAGACTGCGCGGCCCATGGCGAGGTTGGTCTTTTGCGAGGCCGGCGCCAGCTGCGTCTTGCGCAGGAAGTCGGAGACCAGCTTGCGGTTGAGGCGGGTGAGGGGAAGCGCGCGGAGTTTCTCTCGGTCAGTTACGCCCAGGCCGTCCCGCAGGACAACCAGCAGTGCGTTGACGTTGTCCTTGCGGGAATCTACTTTGCTTGTCTGCAAGTAATGATCGCACGCCGCACCAATCGATTCGGAGGAAGTCTTCCGGGCATGATCCTTGAGCGCAGCCAGTCCCGCCGTGGCGGTCTGCTCGAGGATGGCCTTGGCCTTGGCGCGCGCCATAGCGATGTCCTCGGTGGCCAGACTGAGACGCTGCCGGGTCAGCGAGGAGGGATGCCGGAATTGCAGCTGCCAGAACGGAGACTTGCCGACCTTGTAGAGTGTTCCGGTCAGTCCGCGGTGCTTGATGGTGGTGTCCATGGCCGCATCCTTACGGCCCGCGGAATGGTCTGTCAACAGCAGTCTGACCAAAGTCTGTCAGAGTCTGACCACAGTCTGTCCGATAGTCTGGCAGAAACAATCGATCTTACGGACCTTCTCGGTCGCTTACGGAACAGTGTCTACAGTAGAATCTGGGGAACGCCGGCATAGCTCAGCTGGTAGAGCACCTGATTTGTAATAAGCTGCTGTAGCCAGTATCCATGCGGGTCTTCGGGGAGTGTGGCTGACGGTGTGGCAAACATGACGAAGCCCGCCGTAGCGGGCTCCGAGTCTCCTGCACCGCGCTTGGCGGGGGAGCTATAGGTCGTCTAGTCCTGCCGGTGCTGGCTCTGCTGGTCGCCGCACCGGAAACTCAGACGGGTCGCGGTCAGTGACCATGGCAATGACCTCGCGCCGCTCTTGGGCGGTCAAACGCCGGCCGTACACTTTCTCAGCGGCCCCGATCATGCCGTCCACGTTTTCAGCCGTGTCGTCCGGGTCGTCGGTAAAATCTGCAGGGAATCCACTCATTGTTCTATGTAATTAAATGCACCATTTTTAAGGGAAAGTCGAATGGTTTGTCCGGCGTCGTTGGAACCCTCAACGAAGCCCTCGGCCGTGCGCATGAACTGCGCGAAGTCGCTCGCCGTGCCGTTGCGCCCGTATTTGCGCACGAAGTTCTTCGTGATGTCTAAGGACGAGTGCCCAACCGCCTCGTTCTTAATTGCGTTCCAGGTAGCCCAGTGCAGGCCGCCGGGATCGGCGTGGGCGCCGAGGTAGTTGCGCAGCTCCGGTGAGTTGTTGATCGCCACCTGCGCCACGCTATCGAGGGAGTTGTAGAGGGCGAGGCTGAACGCTGGGTTTCCGTTTTCAAGCGTGCCGTAGTTTTTGTAGATGCCGATGGGATCTTGCGGAATAACTTTTTGCGCGCCGACATACTTGAAGTATTGCTCCGGTGTTGCCGCGCCGGTCAGCTTCATCACGTCCGGCAGGTAAAGGTCAACAAAGCGCCAGCGATCCAGCACACTGCCCTTGACTCCAAAGCTCAAGCCCACGAAGCCCTGCACCTTATTCTTCATGCCGACCTTGCCGTGCCCAAGTGCGTTGAACTGAGCGCGCATGTCGATGGCGTTGTTGTTGGCGTAAAGCGCAGCCACCTCGTCCCACCGCCCGTTGTGGTAAGCCAGCGCCTTGTAGAACGAATTAGCGTTCGCCTTGGCGTTGTTGCCCTTGCCGCGAAAATCTCCCTTGGTGCCGTCCAGAGCTTTGGCCACCAAAGCCTCCCAGGCCTTTGGCGTCATGTTGAACTTGCCCTGGACCGACATGTCAATGGCTTCAATGATTGCTGGGTCCAGCACGGTGCGCATCCACGCCGCTTCTTGGTTGACCACATCGAGTTGCTTGGAAAGCGTGCCCCAGTAATGGTGCAGCGCCGTGTTGAACGGCGACGGCTGCCCGCCTACCAGTTGCCGCATGTCGGTCACTCCGTCCAAGCCCTGCATGGCCGCCGCGCGCGTTCCCGGCACGGTGCGCTTGCCGTGAAAGCCGCCGTCAAGCAGTCCGACAAATGCCGCGGGGTCGGTCAGCATCAGCTTCAATCCGCTTGGAGGGATCAGAATATCTCCGACAACGCCCGAGGCGCGCATGATCTCCGAGTACCCAACCGGATCGACAAACTTCATTGGGTCAGCCGCGGCCAGCGCCGCCGCCCGCACTGACTGTTGCGCGTCGGCCTGCGCTCGCGCTCGGTCTGTCCGGGCAACATCGTAGATGTCCTGCTTGGAAAATGACACACCCTTGACCTTGTCAAGTTTGACGTTTGGCAGCGGCATCCAGTGCTGGCCCGTGTAGTCCTTCCAGCTTTTAGGGTTGCCGCCATCCACCACGGCGTCTGGCTTGTCTTTGCGCCGTATCACCAACTTAGGAACGCTTGAAGCCCCCTTCGGCAGCCGGGGAATCGCTTTGCGTGCGGTATCGGTGAGCTGCGTCACGGTGCCCTTTGGCATTGCCACGCCTTGATCGCCTGCAGGCGCAGCATCCGGCATCGCCTGCCCACGCTGCGCCCCGCCACGCTCAAGCCCCGGGGGATCTTCCAACAGCTCAGACGGCCGGCGCCCGCTATCGTACACCTCGCGGTTATGTCGCGCCGCCGCGGCCCGCGATTCACTCGGCGTCTCGCCCATGGGATTGTCCATCGTGTCTGAGCCAAAGCGGAAGAAGCCGTCCTCGCTAATGCTGCCGGCGCCGATGGCCAAGAAGTCCGGCCCGAGATCCTCGTTGGTCTCAAAGTGCGTGCGCTTGTTGGTGCTGACTACACGGCCGTCTGCGCCGACGAACGCGGCGCGCCTGGCTCGCTCGTTAAGCGGGATGTCTGCGCGCTCGGAATAGCCCACATCCGGCATCCCCTGAGCCCCCCGCGGGATCTGCTGGGGCATGCGGTTGTTGTTGATCTTGTCGTAGTCGAAGAAGTAGCCAGTGCGGCCAGTGGGCTTGGCATCGTTGAGCCGGTCCACGCGCCAAGTGCGGATGCTGCCCCGAGGGTTCAGCTCGTAGTAGAGCGGGTTGGCGGTGCGCTGCACGGCCGTGCCGGTGCCGATGAGCCCGTTAAGCATGTCGCGCTTGGCAACTCCGATGGTTGCCTCACCGGGCAAGCCCGCGCGGTGGTTGGCCAAGTAGGCTTTGAGGTCGGCCTCCACCTGCTTCATGTCGTTGTTAAAGAGCCCAAGGTCGCCCTTGTTGATCGCCTTCATGGAGGACGCGCGGAAGGCGTTGAGGTCCAGCGAGGCGGCCAGCAGATGGTTCGCCTTGGTCACCTGCCAGCCGAATGGCACGGTCTCCCGCTGGATGGCGCGCACGTTGCCCAGGTTGGTCACGCGGTAGCGCCCCGAGGCGCCGGTGCCGATGGCGTTGTAGTCGATGTCCCAGCTGCCGCCCTCGGCGCGGCTTTGCTCCATTGAGCGGGCAAACTCGCGGACGTGCTGCGGGAAGTGCGTGAAGAAGTCAAACTGCGGCGGCAGTACCGGCCCGCCGACCGTCTCGCGGCCGTCCACCTTGCGCCGACCAAACTGCGTTGAGTTTACCGGAACAAACTTGCGCGCATCGTAAAGCGTCTTGATTTGTGCCGCGCGGCTCGCCTCTGTCTGGTTGACCAACTTCTGCGGCTTAAAGCTGTAAGTGCCGTCCGGCCGCTGAAAAAGGAAATCGTTCTCCAACACGCCGCGGCCCTCGTCCCGCAGCTTCACATGCGTGCTGCGTCCCAAGTCCTCCGGCCGGTTGCTGCGCGCCAGCTCCACGCCCCGCGGCGCCGCCGTGCCAGCCTCCTCGAGGCCGACCAGATACTGATCGTAGGCGCGGACATATTCCTTCACCCGCTTCTGCATGATGCGGTCTTGGAAGAGCGGGTTGTCGCGGAAGAGGACGGACGGATTGTCCAGCAGCTTGCCAGTGCCGGGGTCAAGGCGCGCGCCCATCACCTCCAGCACGCGCCCGCCGGATGCGAGTATGGATTCAGCCAGCCGCGGGAACATGGCGTCACGGCGGATGGCGCGGAAGTCAATGGCGGGAGCCTCCGAGGCAAACGTCTCCGCAATGATCTCGTCGCGCGCCCAGTCCAGCGGATCTTGGCCATTTTCAACGCTGCGCTCAGAAAGTTCTTCGACACGCTGGTCAATGAGACGCTGCCGCGCCTGCTCAGAAACTGGCTGCCCCTTCATCACGTCAGCCAGCGTTGTCTTGCCGGTGGAAATGTCATTGATCTGGGCGTCGGTCAAGTTGACCGGGGCGTCCTCAATGGCGCCGACTAGGATGTCTTTGTCCACCAACCGCGTTGCGTATTCCCTGCCTCGCGCCGCAACGCCATCCGTTGCATATTGCTGGTTGACCAAGTTGCGCAGGTCGCTTCGCGGCTGACCGTCAAGGATGTCGCTGGTCAGGATGGCGTGGCCGATTTCGTGTGGGATGATCCGGTTGGGCGACAGGTCTTGCGCCAGCCGCTGGTTGGCTGACACGGCGTCTCCCGTTTTGACCAGCAGCCGGATGCCCTGCGGCACATGCGTTGAGTCCACGGTGCCGTCTGCCGCGGTGATGTCGATCACGCTGCCACCCTTGTCCGCGTCCGGTCTTACAGACACCGTTCCGTCTACTGGGGCCGTGTGACCCATGTTGACAAAGATCCGCGCCGTTCCTTTGGCGTCCTTCTCAACATAAAGACCCGCCGCCGTCTCGCCGCCGGCCGCGCGGAGGTCGGCGTTGGCCCGGTAGTCCTGACCGCGCAGTGGGATAAATTTGACCTTGTTGCGCAGCACGCCCTGCATGGCCGCCAGCTGCGAGAGGCTGTCGTGAGATAGCGACATAAGGGACGCCGCGTCGCCGTTGCTCTCAGTCACATCGACCAGCATCCTGGCAATGTCGGCATCCACCTCAGCCGGTCGCCTGCCGAAACTTCTTGTTGCTGTCCCAATGGTCGTTCCCAGCAAGACGGCCCCGCCGACAATCTGGCCGCCCTGCTCGGCATCGGGGGCCACCAAAGCAAACGGAGCCGCCGCAAGGCCAGACACCGCAGCAGAGCTGACAACGTCATCCGCCAAGCGGAACGCCTGCGTTGCGCCCAAGTTGTTTGCCGTGCGCGACAGCCTGCGCAGCATCTGTGGGTTCTCGGGGTCTTGCGCCACGCGACGCAGGGTGCTATCGGCAGACGCACCACCCGGCTGCATGTGGCGGGCATAACGCTGGGGAAACACGCCGCTCTTGGCCATGGCGTCTGCGGCTTCAGCCCCAGCTACGCCCGCGCCGCCGGCGCCCATCTCGCGCACGATGGCATAGCTGCCGCCCGCCGCCGCTCCGGTGCGCCTCAGGACCGCCCCGCCAAATTTCATAATGGGCAGAATTGAGAGCACGCCCGTAGCCACGCCACCCAGTGCCGCCGGCGCACCTTGGCCCTGAGTGCTCAAATAGCCAACGCCTCCGGTTAGTGCCGTTGCGGCCGCCGTTTGCTGCATTGCGTTCATTCCTGTCAAATCTTGCACCTTGTCGGTGATCCTCATGGAGCCGCGCTTGAGCGCATCAGCGCCTGCGTTAGCAGCCTCTTCCGCCATTTTAAGCGGCACGCCCGTGATCGACGACAGGCGGCGCAAGATGCGCGCCTTAGACATCACGCCAGCCCCAACCGGCAGTAGGTTGTCAAAAGAAAGAGCCATCGATGCTCCGGTCGCCAGAGCGCGCTGCGGCTCCATCACCTCGCCGGTTATCGGATTGGTTGCCCGCGCCTCGCTGCTCTCTTGCGTCACTGGCGTCTGGCCGATGTTAAAATTTCCCACACCGGCAATCTCACGGTCAAAGTTCTTGCCGCGGCGGTAGTCTTCAAATGCCTGTTCGACATCGGCGTTTTCTTCCAGAGGAGTCGGTGCCGTCTCGCCGCGCTCTTTGGCTGCGGCGAACTCGCGGTTGATGATCTCGAGGTCTCCGCGCAGGTCTCCAGACAGCTTGCCCTCGGCCCGCAACTTTTGGGCAATGGCACCGCGCACCTGCTCCTGCCGGCGCACGTCTGTGGCGTGATCGCGCACCGTGTTGCCGACCCAGTCAACGAACTTGGCAAACTCCAAGCCCGCCTTACGGCCAGCTTCCTTGAACGTGACGAAGTTCTGCGTGGCAAAGCGATCTGGCCGATAGAAGTTTGACGTGGCGTTGTCCTTCAGCTCCTGGCCCACCTCTGCGGTCAAAGACGCCAGCCCTTGGCTGGCTGCCACCGCCCCATCGACGAAGCTGCCCACCGTATTCTTCTCCTGCTGCCGGCGCGCATGCACCGGGGCAAACTCCTCAAAAGGCATCTCGTAGGCTGGATCGTAATATAGGTTGTCCTCCTGCGCATTCAGCTCCGCATCTGTCAGCGGCTTGGCCGGCTCTCGGAAGTCTGCCTGCGGAGGCTGGGGGGCCGACTGCGGCATGGTCTTTTGGCCAAATGGCGTAGCCTGCATAACGCTGTCCAACGTGGCGCGCCGATCCATCTGCGCGTCCGTCATCGGAACGGCGTCCGGCAACTCAAGCACTCGGGCGGCAGTTCCGTAAAGGCTCTGCCGCGCCTCCATCTCGTCCATTGCGTCGAGCTGGGCGTCTGTGAAGCCTTTTGCCATTAGTTATTGGACGGGGTTCCAGAGACCGTTGTCACCCTTTTCGTAGGTGATTCCACCAGAGACTCTGCGCGGCTTGGCTGCGGAATCGGAGCCCACACTGCCAGCGCCCGTCTGCGCCATTTGCTGCTCTGCCTTGTTCTTGAACATGTCGTACATGCCCTCAAAGATTTGGGCGTAAGACTCATCGTCGCGGCGATAGCTAAGGCCGCCCGTTGCAGCAGAGCGAAGCATAGCGCGCTCAGTTTCTGTAAAGTTGCCCTGTCCTCGGTTCGCTTGGGCTTCTGCCAATGCAAGCGTGGACTCCAAGGTGTCGTGGTCAATATACCAGCCGGCTCGATCTCCGCTAGTTGCTGCTGGCGGTAGACTGTCAAAAGGTCCAACGCGACCAAAATACTTCGGCGTCTTTTTGTCAGAACCCTTCTCGCCTTTTTTATATCCACGCAAGCGATCCATCAGCGTAAGAATATTGCTCGACATCTCCACCGTCTTTTGCGCTCTATCAGCTTCAGCCGTTTTGAGTGCTTGCGCCTGCGGGCCTTGCTGCTGCATCACCTGCCTGTCTTTCATTTGCCGAAACTCATCAGCCAGCCGCGCGCCCTCTTGCGCTGTAAAGCGGTCCATGTTGCGGGCGTTGTCGTAAACGTACTTGGCCTGCTCGTCGAGCGAGCTGTAGACCTTGCGCGCCTCGTCGGTTTGCCCGGCAGCGTGCAGCTGCGCGATTTGCTCAAACGGAGCCAAGTTGTAGAGCACGCCGGTCTGGGGAATGCTGGCCGTGGCTTGGCGAACCTCTACCGGCACATCCTCAGCCATGTCGTCGCCCATCCCGCCGAACTCTGTCAGCGGGAGATCATTGCCCTGAGCGTCGCGCACTGGAGGAAGGGTTTCATAGTCGGACGCCGCGGCAGCATTGCTGCGGCTTACTTCACTAGGTGTCTGGACTGGGGGCATAGGAGTTTTGTTAGGGATTGCTGCGGAAATTCGGAAGAGCGGTCCCGTTGATTGACGGCCCTTCTTGGCGAAGTGTGTTTTGCGCGTCTGCCTGCTTCCGCAGATCAGGCATCCGCGCCGTCAACGCCTGCTGGCCCTGCTGCATGCCGACGCGCTGCCGCCCAAGCTGCGCATTGGCCATGGCCGGCATCATTGGGGCAAAGTTCTCCAGCATCATGCCGGCGTCGTAGTCATCCATGTCGCCAAACATCGCACTGTCCATGCCGAAGGTGTCTCCGGCCATGCCCATGAACTTCTTGAAGTTCTTGCCCTTGGCCTCGGTGCCTTTTTTGCTGCCATAAGCCGCTGCCAAACTCACCAGCGACGACCCAATGTCATCCGCCAACTTCATCTGCGCGTTGGCTGTAGTGTTGGCCGCGCCTACAACGGCACCGCCAAGTATCTGGCCGCTCATATCATTCACTCCTGGGTTAAATCCAAACATAGTTTTGTTCTCCTTTTATTTAATTCCTGCCGCCGCTCTTGCCTCAAGGCACAGCGTTGATCCCGGCACAAACGCGCGGCAGGCATTCGGTCGGTTGTTGTAAATTGAGCAGCCCACCGCGCAGCCGACCTTGCCGGTCAGCGCCACGCATCTGCTGTTGGTTGTCTTCATTAGTGGGTAGTCATCGCGTAGCATCCATTCGGGGATGCCGACAGCGTCAGATCGGTCTCGTCGTAAGATTGGCCAGGACCACTTGTGAGAGCAGCATGCCCCACACCGTTGACAGTCGAAGTCTCCCACGTCGGGCGGAACCCCTGCGCCTCGCTCGTTAGGTCCACATAGGGCGCCAGATGAGATATGTTGTTCGTCTCGCATGAGTTCTTGGGGCAATAGACGGTGTCGCCGAGGTGGCGGTTCACGCAGTTCCAGCAGACCGGGTAGTAGTCCGAGTTGTTCGCCTTGTCCGTCTTGTGCTGCCACACGCCGTCCGCCTTCTCGTAGCGGGTGTCGTCGTTGGGAACGCCGGCCGCCTCAAGGTAAGCCCACACGTCGGCATCGCTCCAGTGGCGCATGGGATAGTATTGTGTCGGCACGCCGGCCTGCACCAAGGCGTCCTGGGCGAGCGGCACTTGGCCCTTGATCAAGTCCACGTCGGCCGACTTCTGGCCGTGGAATGCGGCATCCCAAGGAAACTCAAACGTCCCAGTCGGCCGGCGCAGGGCGTCCAGACCGCAGAGGTAGCGACCGCTGGCCAGCTCTTCGGGCTTGGGCTCCTCAGTGCCGAGGCAGAGGGCCAAGGCTTTCTGGCCAAACTGGTAGAGCTTCACAAAGTCAAAGCGCGGGGCGCCGGTCTCGATGTCAAAGCCGTCCGTCAGCATGTAGTCCAGCGGAGCGTAGTCATACATTTCCAGGTCCCACGCATTGGCCAGCCGGTCGCTGAAGGCGTAGCGACTGCGGAACCGGGGCTCGCGCCACTGGATCACCGGCAGCTTGGCTCCGACCTCGTAGCGGATGAGGTGCAGCATCGCGGTGCTGTCCTTGCCGCCAGACCAGAGGACAACCGGATTCACGCTGGCATCCAGCCAACGCTCCACCTGCCGACAAGTCTTTTTGATTAGCTCCATCAGATTGCGATAGCGCCGATGCCGACCGCCATGCCCACACCGCTGCCGATCATGCCCATGGTCGCTGCGTTGCCGCTGGCCCCCGCCTGCATGCCTGCACCTTGCAGCGCGGCGTTGTTGTTGAGCACCGAGTTGTAGCGGTTCATGGCCATATTCGTGTTGAAGGATTCCACGTTGCCCGCCTGTTGCAGCGAACCACCGAAGATGCTGTTCACCTGTCCGGTCGTGGTGGAAAGCGTCTGTGAGCCCAGTCCAAACGCCGGCCCAATCGCTTGCCGAAACGGATCAAGGTCGCCATAAGCCCCAGCCAATCCAACCCGCCGCTGTCTGCGAGCAAGGTCCATCTGGTTCACGCCGGCGGCAAACCCACGCCGCTGGTCCTGCCGAGCGGTGCCGTAGGCATCTCTGCTAAGGATCTCCGCGCCCGCCGCGCCCATTGAGGTGCCAAGCCCGCGCGCCGCAAAGGCCGCCCGCGCCGACTGGGTGGCGTCCCGCTGCTGCTCCGGTGTCAGCGAGCGGCCGAGGGCCAGCTCCGACTCGGCATCCTGCATCAACCGCGACTCAATGGCATTAGGCGTGCTCGCCGCTGTCAGCTCTTCGCCGACTACACCGCGTGTGCGGGCGAGGTATTCGTTGTCCAGTTTGCCAGCGAGTTGGTCGGCGGTGTCAAATTGCAACTTGGTGTATTCGGGATACAGCCGCTTGATCATTGCCTCCTGCTCGGCAGACTGAGCCTTGGCCACGCGAATGCTCGCGTTGGCCATCTTATCGTAATCAATCGGCGCCGGTGCCGGTGGCAGCGGTTGTGGTGCTGGCATTGAAGGTGATCCACCCATATTATTGTCCTCCTGTTTTCTGAATTAGTTGTTCCATTGAGTATACTCGCGGCTCAAAGCTCCCCCTGCGGCACCATGCCACATAGGTCTGTGGATGTGGCGCCACGCGCAGACACTCCCGCACGCAGCCTGTGCCAGCAGCGCCAGCAGCCAGAGTGACGAACCAAGTGTTTGGCTCGCCGCTTTCAAAGTTTTGCTCCTCCGCGTTCCACCGGCAGGCTTTGGCCAGCATGAAGCAGCTTGGGCTGTTCCACACATAGCCCGCCGACAAATGCTCGCCGACTGCTTCCCAGAAGTCTTGCGTGCTGTGGTTGTCCCACCATGTTTTTGCGCTTTGCCATGGGGTCATGCTTAGAACTTGATGCAATACAACAGCGCGATGTTCGCGGGCCGGGTTTCGGTGCCGCCGGTGGCTCCCGTTGTTCGCGCAAGGTCACTTGCTCCGTCCTGTCCGGTTCCGCCAGCTACATTGAACTGTCCATTGCTGACAGCGATTTGGTCGGTATAGCTGTGCGTGTGAGCCTTAAACGTATCCTCCTGCTTCTCAGCAAAAGTTCCGCTGTAACTGCTACCGCCGATGGTTTGCGCGGAGCCGGCGCCGCGAATAAAAATACCGTTAAGATTGGGAAGTGGCAGACGCTTGTTGGCAGCGAAGTCCGTGGCTGCGTCCGCTCCTCGCGTTGAGGCCGACCCGCCGCTGGTAAGGATTGGCAGAGCGGTATTTGTCCAGTTGCCCCAAAGAACGGCGAACAGCGCCGAGTAATCGGCCGAGGCGTTTGTGGCGCCACTGGAAGCGGAGCCGATAGTGTTGCCATTCGCGGCCAACCATCCGGTCGGAGCCGTTGAGCGGGCAAAAGCCTGCACGGCGCCCACTGGCATTAGGGCGTCGGCCACGGCGGCCAGTAGTTTTGCTGACGTGATTCCACCGTCCTTGACCCGAAACTTCCCTCCGCTGACTTCCAGCGTTGAGTCGTCGGTGTCGTCAGCAGTAGCGAACGTGATGGCGGCAGTCGGCGACTGGGCGCTGTTGAGTTTGGCGGGTGTAACCGTCTCGCCGGATGTAAAGCCGGATGGATCGTTGTAGCCTTTGGTGATTGCGATGGTTGCCATAAGTTATGCTGCGTTTCTGGTTTCGGTCGGCGGGTTGCTTGGGCCAGCGGCCTCGATTGAGACGTTGCGGATCTCTGGGCGCCGCGCCGTGGTCTCAAAGATTAACTCTGCGGCGTGCGCCTTGCGGCGGATCGGCTGCTTGAGCGTGTAATCCTCTCCGACTCCGGTGTCGTTGCTTTGCCCCGGCACCAAAGTGATCTCGGCGTCGGGGTTGATGAGGTTGGCCTTGACGGTGATGCTGCCGTCATCCGGCAAGACAACATCGGCGAGGCTGCGGGTGAACCGCTTGCTGCTCATCGTTCCCATGTTGTAGCGGCGGGTCTTGATCGTGCCGACCACTTGGCCGACATTGCTGCCGCTCGGCTCGTCGTCGGTGCCGTTGTCTTTTTCGTCAAGCAAGTAGAGCTTGCCGGTGCGGCGGACATTGAAGATGCGGCGGACATCGCTGTAGGTGCCAACGATTAGGTTGTCCACGCCGATGCCGTAGATGTCGCGGCTTTCCCACTGGTCATTGAGGGCCGACCAGGTGACAACCAGATCGTTGCTATCGTCAGGCGAGTCCAGCGTTGGGACGGCGAGGATGTAGCGGTTATTGTGCCAGATGCCGAAGGCGCGTTGCACCTTGCTCTGGTCGATGCGCTCAAAGAGGTCAGCAACCGGATCACTGAGCGGCTTGGTGTCGCCACGCAATTTCAAGTCAAGCTGGGTGTCCAAGCGGTAGACACCGGCGTCAGAAAGGAAGAAGACAAAGCGCCCAGCGGTGACGATGCTGTTGCGGGCCGAGCAGCCGATCTCATCGGTGATCAGTTCCAGCTTGGCAACCGCCGTGTCGATGGCGAAGTCGCTGCCATTGGTCGCGGGGAATTGCGCCAGCGTGGCCAGCCAGATGCTCTTGCGGCAGAACACTAAGGCGCTGTCTTCCACCCAAGGGTGCACGGCAACCACGAAGTCCCCGCCGCCGGCGCCGGTGCGGAAGCTGGCCCAGAAAGGATCGTAAAGGTCGGCGTCGAGGTAGTCGGAAATGGCGACCTGGTCACGGCCGTCAGGGATGATGAGGCGGTTCTGGATGTAGCTCGCCCAGCCGACCGAGCGCATCTTCTTGTAGGTCGGCCCTTCGGCCGGCACACCGGCTTCAGCGCGGACAAAGCTGCCGGTGCCGGTCCAGTAGATTGGGGGTTTGACGCGGCGCAGGCGCAAGCCAGCAGTTAGGTCGCTGGCCGTGCCGCTCGGAACCTCAATAGTAAATGTGTGGTCGGTCTTGGTGGCGACATCGAACTCATGCCCGTTCAGGGCGGCCGACGATCCGGCGGTCAGGCGGATGCGGTTGCCCACGATGTAGCCGTGGCTCTTGCTGAAGATGGTGGCAGTAGTTGAGTTGACCACTGCGCTGACCGGCGTGAGGGTGTGCGTGCCACTTTGGGTGCCGGAGGTGTTGATGGCCGCCCCGCCGCTGGTCGCGCTGATCTGCAACGTGTCGGTCGCCTTGTTGATGACGTAATACACTGTCCCCGCCGTCACGCCGGTCGGCAAGGCGCCGGTCGTGCTGAAAACCACGGCCATGCCATTCTCCAAATTGTGGGCAGTTTTCGTGACCACGGCCGGCGAGGCGATGGTCATGGTTGCCGCGCCCGCATTAACATCGGTTCCGCGCCCCACTTCGGCAAACGTGCCGGTCAGCGCCGCCTCGCGGAGCACATAAAGCCGGTCGTAGGCTTGCACCACCGAGACCGTGTCAGTCGGCTCAATGATCTCATCCGGCGAGCTGGGGTAGCCCACCGTGACAACGGTGTCGGTCGGCGAGACATTGCGCCAGAGGTAGGCACTATCGGGTCCACACATGACGACGAACTCGTTGGCATTCTCGTAGTTGCGGGAGGCGAAGACACCGGCGCCGAAGATGCCGCCGCTGTAGGTCGTTTTGACCAGCGGCCCCTTGTTGGCCAGCAGCGTGCCGGTGGCGTTGGCTGTCGGCGTGCCGGTCATGGTGTAAGTAAAGGTCGTGCCGCTGGGAGAGCTGATCACGAAGTCGCCGTTGTATTTGCTGGCGTCCACGCCGGTCGCCCCACGGATGTTGACTGTGGGCGTGCCGGTGTAGCCGTGCGCGGCGGCCGTGGTCACGGTGGCGGTCGTCGTGGAGAAGGTGATTGAGGTGATTGCCTTGTCGGCTGCGAGATCGAAGGAAAGCGTGAGCGGTTCGTCCGCCGTGCTGATGGCATCGGCCAGCCGCTTGGCCCCCTTGCGGGTCTGCGCAGTGCCACGCTCTAGGCGCATGTTGACGCTGTCTTGCAGCATGCCGGCGGGCAAGGTCAGCGGGTTCAGCCGCGAGGCAAAGCCCACGAAACCCATGTCGCCGTCGCGCTGGACTGGTGATTCTAAAGCCATTAGTTCAGCGCCGCCTTTAGTTTGCTGCGAAATCTTGCCGCGTCACCGGGGGAAATGTCCGTCTTCCTGCTCGGCGAAACCTGCTGGTGCGTCACAACCATCGACATCGGGATGCCCCACTTGCGCAGGCGCGGGGCCAGATACTCAATGGCGCTGGCCATGGCATCGTCGCCGAGCGGGTAGTCGTAGGTGTTGCCCTCCCAGGCGAGCCCGAGGGACCAAGAGTTAAGGTCGCCGCGCCCCATCCAGTTGCTTTTGCCAGCATGCCAAGCGCGCTCGCTGTCGTTGCAGAACACGGTGCGGCGGCCGTCGCGGGCGATGAGAACGTGGTAGGACACTTTAGATGCCGGGTTGGCGATCCACTCGCAGCCCCCGCGATAGCTGCCGTCGCTGTGATGTAGCACTACCGCCTCCGGCCGAATCGCGTTGCTGCTCTTGTTCGGCGTGTGGACCCTGCGCTCGTCGTAGGTGGTCTTGGGCGGCTCGACGGTGAAGCTCGGACTGGATACGGAGACAGAGTTCGGCGAGGCCGGCGCTAGGGAAGCGGCGGACTTGCTGCCAAATAGTCTCTTGATCCACGTCCACATTGGTTACTTTTTGTATCCGTCCGTTTTTGGCTGGGTGTAGGTCACGGTGGCTTGTTGTTTTAGAAAATCGTAGCCCACCGTCACGCAGCCAGGCAGCAGCAGGTAGGCGGCGAAGACCAAGGCAGCGGCAACGAATTTAGCCGCGAGCATTGTTATCTTTGGCCATCACAAGTCCCCAGGCGGCGGCCAACGAAGCGGCGATGAGGCCGATGTCGGGGAGGCTGCCGGTGGAGAGAAATTCCTTTGCGCCGGTGGCGATTGCGATGATGGCGGTTAGCGCGCCGAGTGTAGTTGTTTTCCAGTTGTTCATAGGTTTTATTTCTTTCGCTGATAGTCCCTCCAAACGGAGAGCAAAGTCACAACGCCAATGGCGAGGCCAAGGATTAGCCCGCTGATGCGTAGGTAGAGTTCAAACTGGGCCATGAAGCTGACGGCGACTGATCCGGTGGTGGCCAGCGTGCCCAGAAGACCCTTTTCAATCGTCGAAACGTGCGATTCGTAGCTCATGGGAGTTCCAGTCCTTGGCCAAGGGTGTTTTTATAAAGTGTACGGAGAGCGGACACGTTGACGGTCCAATCGGAAAAGATTGCGGTGAAGGCGATGTTGCCAATGACCGCAAAGCTGGTGTTCCCGCGTCCATTGCCGATATTGAGTGTTTCTAACGACTGGGTCATCGCCTCATTACCAACTTGCGCGGCATTGGAACCGTTGGCGATTAACGTGGTGTCCTGCCAAAGTTTATTTCCTTGGGCATTGCTGTTTGCAACTTCGTTGTTTTCCCTTTGAGTTGTCCAAGCTCTGTAATTTGCAGACAAGGCTGGCGAGGTAAATACAGCATAATTTACTGCGCCTACTCTGGTTGGTCCTCGCACAACGGTTGTGTTGTTAAAGTTCACGGATGCGTATCCGTTGTTTCCAAGGGCGCGACTACCCAACAAAAATTGCTCTGCCGAGAATGTGGTGCTTATGTTTGAAATGCTGAAAACGGTGCTGTTTGAGCGGATGTCGTATCCACCCTCTGTTGACCAAGGCACGGTAATGTTTCTGTCTCGTCCAACGCTTGAGCTTGTGGCAAACGTCATGCCGTCCGCCCCGCGCACTGGCGTATTAACCATTGTCCCATTGAAAGCTCCCAGCCCACCCAGCGAGAACATCGTGTCGCCCGTCGCAGCATTCTGCGAAGACCTCAACGGCCAACAGACCATGTTGTTCCACAAGCCAAGCGCGTTGATTCCGGCAGCAAAGTCGCGGATCTGCTTACGAGGCGCTTCGGCGGAAATGTTGCACAGGTTGAGATACCCCTGCACATCAAGCTCCCACTTGTTAGAACTTCGCACCATGTCAGATGCTTTCGACTTGCTGCCATGCCGCGAGCAGGCCGTCCCGCAATTCGGTGGGCAGGGCTTCGCTGCTGAATACAACGGAGCGTGATCCTGCTTCGGCGTGGGCCGTGATGGCAGCGGACAGCTTGGCGCGGCTTGCGGTGGCGACCTGTGACTCCATGCCTTCGGCGTCCACTTGCGTCTCGTAGTCCGAGTGTGTGCCGTCTGGCTCGATGAAGACTTGGCCGACCGACTCGCCTTCGACGAGTTGCGCTTGCAGCCATGCCAGAAGCGCCTGCGCGGTTAGGGCCAACGGCCCGTCAAGCGGGATGGCGGCGGTGGTGGCGTATGCGCCAGCGTTGCTGTAGCGGGTCAGGGTGTTGTTGGAGAGGAGGAGTTTCATTGTTAATCGTATTCCACGCCCCACCATTCGACGCTGTTTTGCATATTTGCTGAGTTGTCCGCCGCGTTAGTACTGTTTTCCATGCCGTAGTCGACGTGAACAAAACCTGCCGATGATCCATTGGTCGGCCCACCCGTTATCGTGGCCGATGGCACGTTGGTGGAGTTCCTATAAAGTTCCACAGTCCCGTTTGTTAAGTGCCTTACTGCAAAAAGAGTGTTGTAAGCATAAACAATACTTCCATAATTGAACGAAACCCAAGGACCATTGGTTGCGGTGGTCCCGTTGTGCGCTATCAATCGGGCTTCCATATTAGCGGCTCCGCGAAATTCTATACCAACCGCCCTGTTGGTAGGATAGTTTGCTATGCCCTCTGTGGTTCCGGTTTGAGTTACAACAAAACGGCATATGGCATTTGTTCTTGCCCATATTTCGGCGTAAACAAATGCCGTAAACGTGGAACTCCAAGCAAGAAGGGCACTGTCATTATATCCGCGATCCAACCTTCCCAACCGCACGCCAGATGCGCTGCTGGCATTGGTGGCCAAATTGACCGTCCAGCGAGATCCTGTTGCAACAAAAGATGCTGTGCCGCCGTTTGTTGCCTTTGTTGGCATCCAGTCTGCCGCCGTTTGGTAATAAAAATTCCCGTTTAGAAATTGGCCGAATTTCGGCAGATACCGCGCATCCCCCAAATCCCGCGTCATCAAGCTCGACCCACTGCTCGCCGTCTGCGAAGGCGCAGTGTTCGCCGTCCCTCCCAGCGCGACATCCGTCAGATCGCCGCGATTTGCTACGGAGACGTTTGTGGGTCCGGTGGCGATGAGGGTGGCGGATTCATTAGGCGAGAGCGTTAAGTTTTGCGCGCCGTCAATCGTGATACCGCCCACGTTGGAAATGGTCACGGCATTGGTCGCTTGGTTTACGAGGTAGTAAAACGCACCCAAGACGCCGTTGGTCACACTGCTGATCGCGTTGTTGTTGGTCAGGCGGATGACGTTGGCGTTGCTTGGCAGTGTTAGCCGTCCGTTCGTAGCTGCGGCGGTTTGCGTGGCGTCCAGAGCCCATGTTGAGGGCGTGGTGGTGGTGAAGGAGCCGACTGAGAGGGAGCCGTTGACCGTGACGTTGGTTGAAAATGTGGCGGGGCCAGTGCCAACTAAAGATCCGTTGACGTTTACGTTAGTAGAAAAGGTCGCTGGCGGGACTACCGAAAAACCTGTGGGGCCTGCTGCAAATACTGACTCACCTTTGGACACCCCATAAAGAAACCCTACCACAGAAACCAAACCCGTGTTGCTTGCTCCAATCCGTATCGCCGGATTGGTGAAGGAGCCGCTTGCCGTAGTTGCAACACGGTTAAAGGTCACATCATTGGTCGTGCCAAGGCTGAGTGCCGTAGCAGCCGCCGCCGCATTGGTCGCCGTAAGCACCGCCCGCCCTGTCGCCGTGGAGTCCACGATATTCGCCGAGGTCGGCGGGTTGTCGATCTGGCCGTAGGCAGTGCCAGCGGCCAGCAGTAGAATGGTGAGCAGACGGTTCATGTTAGATTCCTTGCTTGGCGACATACGCTTTGCTGGCGCTACTGCAACGCAGACGGACCTCTTGCGAGGGAACCCACGCAGAATTGAAGGTCACGCTGCCGCCGGGCTGCACCACAATGCTGTCGGAGGCACCTGCATCAGCGCCGAAGTTAATGCTCATCACGGTGTCGCTGACGTTCTGAAATACAAAGTAAGTGCGCGACTCGTTGGCGACCATGACGATGTGACCGCCGGATGGCGCAGCGCCCGAGGTGGTGCTGCTGTGGTCAAGGACGTTGCCGGTTGAGGGTTTAGTTTTTACGTTAGGGAATCCCATAATTTTGTTTGTTTGAGGGTTAGTAAGGTGAAGTCTGCGCGGTCCACCTGCGGACCTGCTTTTGCTGGAATGTGAATTTCTCGGTCTCCTTGACGAGTGACAACTCGGCGCGTCCATACATGACCTGCGCTTTGTCTAGCTGTCCGTCTTCGGTCAAGAGGTCGCCGGTCAAAGAGAACTTGAGGTAGTCAGCAAGGATCTGCGGGACGGTCTGGTCAAGGGCCGTGGCGAGGACGGGCGAAACAACAAGGCCGTTGGGGTCGCGGGGCTCGGCCGCCGGGGTCAGCCGGAAGCGGACATAGACGGTGTCAGGGCAGTCGCTCGGCAGGCGGATCTTGTCGAGGTCCAAGCTGAAGGTGATTTCTCTCGGCGCGGCGTGCGTGTGGGGGTTGTCTTGGTAGACGGCAAACACGTCCCCGATCTCGGTCTCGCCGGCCTGCGCTAGGTCCAAGTAAATGTCCTCATCCACCCCGGTCTGGGTGGCGCGTTCTTCGGTGCGCGTTAGGTCGGGCCAATCGTAGAACTCCCAGGCATCGCGGAGGTGCATGCCGAGGTTGTCCACCATGATCGTCTTGGTGGTTGTTGGCAGGTTGTCGATGCTGCTGCCGTCCAAGCCGGCGCGGCTGGCGGCGTTGGCGATAATGCTGGAGACGGTGGCGGTTTTCATGCGGCCTCCTTGATGACGATGATCTGCGCGGCCTTGCCGGCGAAGGTGTAGTCGCTGTCGCGGCTGACATTGCCAGCGGATGACCGGACGTAGACGCCGGCGGCGTGGCGGCTGTAGAGCGGGATGCCGGAGCCAGCCAAGACGCGCCAGGCCGAGCCAACAGGCGCCGAGCCGTCAAGCGGGAGGTCAGCATAGGTGCCTACCTCGCGGGCCAGCGGCGCGGAGGCCGAGGGTGCGCTAGGAGCAAAGCCTCCGGTTAGAGCGTTGTAGGTCATTAGCTGCGGGTTACGGTGGCCAGCGGCGTGTTGTCCACGGTCGGGGGCTGCGTGGTGTAGGCGAAAGTCACGGTGGCAACGATGGTGCCGCTGGCGCCGCCTTCGCGGTAGGTCACGGTGGCGGCGTTGTTCGTTGCGCCGTGGTAGGTGAAGGCAATGTAATCATGCTGCGGGATATTGAGCCCGGCGACATTGCGGACGGCTACGTTGGGGGAAAATGCCATAGGTTAAGCCGCCGCTGCCTGCGGGCCTCCGAGTTGTTGGTCCTGCGCCATCTTCTGCAACGCGGGCTGGGCGCCGACGCGGCCGATGACGGCGTTTTGCTGCTGCTGTAATTGGAATTGGAAACCCTGGGCGCGGGCGTCGATCATCTTGCGGAAGATTTCGTCCTGCTGATACCTTTGCTGCACCGCTGGGTTGCTCTGGATGATCGTCTGCAAGGTCTGCAAGCGGACCTGCGCGTTTTGGCCTCCTTCTTTCAATGGGGGCTCGGTGCCGGCGGCGATCTTGGCGAAGGCGCTTTGCTCGTCTTCCTGCTCGGCTGCGGTGGCGGCGCCGATGTCCTGCACCAACAGCGCGGCCATGTTGGGATCGACCGCTTGGAACATATATTTTACAAGACCTGCTCGGTCTATAATTCCGAAACTGTCCATCGGAACCAATATCTCGCTCAAATATTTTAATTTGGCCCCAAGTGCTTCAGCGTCGAGCACCCTTGCATCGAATTCTGCAGTGATATCAAACCTTCCGCGGATGTCCTGCGGGCTGGCGTTAAATGGCAGCTGGTTGCCCGTCACCCGGGCGACCTCCTCGGGCGACATATACTGCTGGGCGAGGGCCATCGTCTGGACAACGCAGAGCTTCATGTCTAGGAGCCAGGTGTCGATCAGCTCCTGGGTGTGCAGCATGGCGAGCTGGGGCGGGACGCCTTGGGACATGCGGCCGAAGTAATTGTCCACGTCCAAGCGGGTGGCGGCCTCGACTTCGATGCTGCCTTGGCTGACCCGGGGCGGCTCCATGAAGCTGACCTCACCTTGGCGGCGCTCAGGGATCTGCACGCCGGGGCCGAGGACTAGGTCAAACTTGCCGCGGTTGGCTGGCACGCGCACCGGCGGGAGGACGCTAAGGCTGGCGGCGTCTACGCGGAAGTCGCGCTGGGTCTTAATTTCGTTCTGCGCGGTCATGCAGATTTCTGGGATGCCGCGGGACTCAAGGAGCGGGCGTGTGGTGCGCTCGCGGGCTAACTCAACAAAGGGGTAAAGGCCGTGCGCATACGGCATGATCTCATGCACGGCGACCTTGTCCGGGACGTGGAACGACATGATACTGCGCGTCACTCGGACGGCGCCGGTCTTCTCATCAATCTCCTTGCGGTAGACGTGCCAGATTTCGATCATGTCGCGCAGCTGCTCGTAGAGATACTGGTCGGTGCGGTGGAGGTTGGCCGTGATGCGCCGCATCTCGCCCTTGTGCTTGCTGGTGCGCTCCACCCAGTCCTCGTCCCAGCCCTCGATCATGCCGCGCTCGCGGAGTTCGACCTCGGTAAGCAGTTCCCGGCGGGCCACGAAGGCGGCGCGCTGCAGGCTGAAGCTCTGGATCGGGAAGATGATGTCCTCAAACGCCTCAAGCGCGGTCCAGACCGGCTTGTTTTCAAAGATGTAAGGGCTGTCCCATTCGACGATGCCCTTCTCGCGCAGCTCGCGCACCTTGGCCGGCTTGCCAAGCTCCGGCACGATCTCGCCGAGGAGCTGGGCAGCGAGTTCCTCCTGCTCAGGGTCAAGGACGACCTCAATGAGGGCTTGGAGGTTGGCGGCCTGCTCGGGGTCTTGCTGCGCGGCGGCCTCGAGCATGCCCATGGCGTCATCGATGGTGAAGGTCTTGACCTCGGTGCGCGTGGTGGTCTGCCAGTCGATGGCCATGACGGCGAGGCCGTAGGTTTCGCGGAATTCAGCGGCAAGGCGGACCTCACGCTGGAGGTCACTGAGGCAATGCTGGAAGAGGAGCCACTTGAGGACAGCCTCGGCGGCGGTGCGCTTGTCGATGTCCATAGACTCGACCGGCTGGACCTGGACGCGCGCCTTGAAGAACGCGGAGGTCAACATCGCAACATGGTCTCGGCAAATATTGTCGCTGAGAAAAATCTTACAGTCCGAGCTGCCGTCCCAAGGAAATGGCTGGGCGCCGAGGCTGCCCTTGCGCTTGCGGCCGTCCTCGTTTTGCCCGGGCCAGATGCAGTAGCGGGTGTTCCAGTTTCGCAGCTTGCGCTGGATGTAGGTGCTGGCGTCGCTGTCGGCCTGCTCAACCTCACCGAGGATTTCTACGATCTTGTCGCGGTCGATGGGTTTCAAGAGACGAGGATAGTGGTGTTGCGGGGTGTGTATTTGACGACCGTCTCGGGGTTCTTTTTCTTGAACCAATCGCGGAAGCCCTTGTCCTGCCAGCACCCGGGATTTGTGCCGTGCCAAGCCCAGTAGCTGTCGGCATCGATGCTCATCTCGCGGGCGCCGATGCCCTCGATGGCGCAGTTCTCAAGGCGGGCGTTAGCCTGGGCAATACGCTGCTGGCGCGTGGCCGCTAGAACAGCGTCCGCATGCCAGCCGCGCAGCAATTCCTCTTTGACGAGGTGCTGCATCTCATCGCCTAAGTCGGCGACAAGATCGCTCCAAAGTGTTTCAGCCATCCTAACTGCTGCCGTCCGCCTTGCAGCGGACGACAGAGTGTTAAGACAGACGGACTAGACCTTGTTCAGATCGACAACGCTCAAGAAGATGTGGACTTCTCCAGCATCCAGCTCGGCTAGGTCGTACGAAGCCATCGAGGCCACAGTGGCGATGATGGGCGTAGACGCTGTGTAGGCAATCGGCGCGGTGCTGTTGAAGATGCGCGCGGTCACCGGAGTGCCGTTGGTGTTGATCTGTTGCGAGGCAATCAGCTGGTTGGTCGTGCCCGAGACGCCAACAACAACCGTGTTGCTGTTGTAGGCGCTGGTGCCGGTCTTTTGGAACGACGTGACCAAGTGGGTAGCTGCGTTCGTGATGATGCTGTCAGCCGGAAGGGTGAGCAGCGTCAGCGTCTGGGCGGTGTTATCAGTCGCTTCGGTGAGCGAAGTGTGCGTGATAACGACCTTGTGCGTGAAGCCGGTGGCGGCTTTGGTTTCGGCGGGGAGTTCGTATGTTTTCATTGAATTATATTCTCTGGTTTACGACTAGGAAGTCGCGGCGAACTTGGCCAAGCCTTTGGGGTTCATGCAGACGAGCGCGGCGATTGCATCGACGAGCGCACGCTTGCCTCCACCCATGTCTTCCAACTCTTGAAAGCGGGGGCGGCGGCCATAACGTAGTTCGATCATCTCAGGGCTCATGACATAGCCGCGGGCCAACTGAACGGCCGAGGCTTGGTCCTTGGCCAAGAACAGCGAAGGAACGATGTCGAGCACGCCGAAGTCGCCGTGGAAGGAATCGATGGAAGCAACGATCTTCTTGGACTCAGCGCTCTGCGTGAACGTGCGAACCGAAAGGCCGGCCTTGTTGTCAGTTCCACCCGCGAAACGGGTGAAGTTGGTGAAGGCGCGCTTCAGCTCAGGACCGCAGACGAGCATCATGCTGCTCATCGTGCCGGTGACGGTGTACATCGACTGCAACACGGCCTGCACTTCGCTTTCGGTGAGGGAAGCGG